ATAGCATATTTTTTTCGTACTGTCCCGTTTCTTTTACAGATTTTTCACAAAAATATCGTGCTCGTCCGCCCTCCCTTGAAATAGAAGGACGAGAGAATCGCCCCTGTGCGTTTGCCTACAATTTGCCTACAAAGCTATTTGCCTACAACCTCTCCGAAGATGCGCGCCGTCTCCTTTTTCATCTCTATGGTATCATGGGTGTAGAGGTTCTGGGTGATGGTCGCGTCCGCATGGCCGAGACGGGCAGCAACGTCGACGGGTTTTGCTCCGGCCTCAATCAGGCGCGTTGCATGGGTGTGACGGAAGCTGTGTGTGTTCATGTTCATACGTTTCAGGACGTATTGAAATGATTCATAGCGGATGGGGATACCAGACGGAAGGATGCAAACTAGGCTCCGGCGCTCATACCATGATGGCGGGGTAATCTTCTTCGGAAGGATGACAAGGGTGTGAGCGCTTCGTATATCCTCGTACGCGATTTGATACGCCTCGCCAAGACGTAACGCCTCTTTTGCTTGTTGTGCTTTCAGGGCGACAAGGTAGGAGAGAAAAACGGGATCGGCAAAGAAGGTGCGAACACTGCTCTCGCTCTTTGGGGTATCGAAATAGCGATATGCAAGGCGCTGTTGCGTGATAGATATTTCGCCTGTTTTGAGGTCGATATTCTCCCACGTCAGACCGAGCACCTCGCTGATCCGCAGCCCCGTGTGATAGAGAATTTTGAACACGGTATAATACTTGTTGCTCTTTGGGATGGAGGCAAACTGCTCGGGTGTGATTATGGTGCGCTCGACAACCTTGCGCGGAGCTGTTCTCGGGACGTTGATACCGATCGTCGGGTTCGCGGTGATGAGTTCGGCGGGATAGATGGCATATTTCAGCGCAGTGGATAACACTGTCTTTGTTTGCCGTATTGTCCCTTGAGAGAGCCCTGTTCGCGCAAGTTCTTTGACCCATAGATCAACGTCGCGCGGGCGAAGCTCTTGCAAGTAGATTTCACCAAGATATGGGGTGATGCGCGAACGCATCGCGTCACGGTAGTTTTTGAACGTCATCCGTTTCACATTCGGGCGCACGACGTTCTCCAACCATGCGGCGAGGTAGTCCCGTAGCTTCACCTTCTCTGACGTAATACCGATATTCCCACTCTTCCAGTCGGCATAGGCTTTCACTCCTGCGTCAAATGCTTCATCCTCGGTGGCAAAGCCTCCTTTCTCCTTCATGCGGCGCGGATTCTTCGAGATGTCGAAGCTATAGGAATAGGTGTTTCCGCGCTTGCGTATGCGTATCTTGGACATAAATAAAACCTCCTTGAAATAGGAGGCGAATCATGGTAGAATTTAGGTGAATTGGGGCATGATTCGCGTCATGTCTGCCGCTCTCTCTGTTGGCGCAGGGAGGGCGGTTTTTTATTTTGTGTTTTGCCGCCGTCGGCAAATTATGAGTTGTAAAGTTTCTCTTTACAAGTGGGAAAAAATAGCGGATTTTTTACAGTTGAGTTGTTCGGGAATGCCGAACAACTGGTTACTTTACTTTTTCGCGGAAAAGTGTGCATTTACTTGACAAAAAAAGTCAAGCATAAGTGCGTAAATCGTGGAAAAAGTAAAGTGGAGGACATGTTGATCGGATAAAGGTGTTTGTCGAATCCCTTTATTTTTCGTTGATTTTTGTATCCATCAACGAACGTGTTAGAAATTCTTACACGTTGCACATTGCATTTTGCGCTTTATGCAAATTGCTTTTCTAACCCCGTCGAAATCGATCAGTTTAACCGTGTCGGATTCGAGGCGGTTAGATTTGGAGTCATTTCATTCGAGAACGAATCAGACAATAGAGGTAGAACAGGAAGGACAGAATCGCTGCTGCAAACAGTACGACGTTCGGTATTACAAGGAGTTGACTCCAATATTCCACACCGAATATCAGATTGCCCATAAAGCACAGTAGGGTGTATGTGACAAGCATTTTGAGCCGATAGAGGTGATTGATGACCCCGGTCTTTTTGAGTGTAGCCGTGATGATTGTGGACAGCAATAACGGCGGAAGTGACTGTCCGAGGCTGATAGCGATTAAGTCAAGCATGATATTACCTCGTTTCGTGAGTGATTGTAAGAAAGGTAAACTAGTGGCGACTGCGAAGCTCTAAATGCACTACGGAAAATATGGAAAAGATGACTAGGGTCAATAGCGCAAGCAAAACCGCCTTTATGTATTTCTTCTCTCTCCATGCGGTTTTGACAGACGGGATACAAAGTCCAAATATAATTCCGCCCAAAAGTCCCCAAAAAATAATCCATGTTATCATGATGTGTCACTCCTTTGCGTCTTTTCTAGACTTGTTATAATGCGCAATAGAGATGAAAGATAATGCAAGAATGGAAGAGGTAAAAATCAATCCTGCTTTGTAATTATGAGGTGCACCCAAAAAGTTGGAACATCCGACAACAAACTCGTTTGCAACATGCCAAATAACAGCGATGATAATACTGAGGACGCCGTAAAGCAATATGGATTGCAGTTTCTCACCACGATTCCATTTCTTGATGATGTACTCTGTGAAAATGGTGATGCCCGCAAAAATCGAATAAATCATAAAACAAAACTGTCCCCAAAAGATGACTATAGCTCCAAATATACACCCTAATGCTTGCATGAGAATATCTCCCCTGAGGTCTCTATACTACCTGTGTATCGATGAATCGTCCTACTAATAGATGTAGCTGCTCTGTTGTTTCGCACTATGTAAAAAGCCAAGACAGCATGCCGATTAGAAGACCAATAATGGCTATTGCGTTTCCTAGAGCATCAAATATTACACCGAACCGCATTTGCAGCATGGACATATCGCCGAAGTCCGTTTGCCGTGAAAGACTTCTGCCAAAACAGGCGCTGATACAAAGACCGCTTATCATTACTGCGTACCACCATGGAAAGAAATAAGCGGATGCCCCGATGAGAATGATGCAGGGAATGATTCCACGAGCAACATTCAATAAGATAAATACAGTGAAGAAAAAGAATCCTAAGCCTTTTAATATATCCATATCTAAAATCTCCAACCCTCCGAGAGGAAACGACGGACATAACATTCGTCAAGGTCATAACGGTAGGACATGAGGCATTCGGCGAACTCGTCCGCCTCATCCTCTATGCGTGTGCTAGAATATGATGTATTCCGCATCGAGAAGGCTGCATATCCGGGGTGGCATACAATGTGCCCGAGTTCGTGACAAAGGACGGCTGTCTGCTGCCATTCGAGCAGGTTCTCGTTTATGAAGATTGCGCGACGACGCAGGATGCGCTTCCAATAGCCGTTGACCGTAGCGGGAAGGTCGGCATATATAACGACGCAGTTCAGTTCTTTTGCGATCCGAAAGGGATCCGATGTATCATGCCTGTTTACCAGATTTCTTACGCGTAGAGGGATGTTCAGTGACACTGATTGCACCTCCTTGCTGTTTCCCTTTGATTATTTCTTTCTCTTGTTCATCTCTTTGATGTCCCAGAAGGCAAGCTCTAGTGCCTTGCGTACTTTCTCTTTGTCCTCAGCGTTGAGGACGACGCCGTTGTAGGTGAGGTCATCATCTTCAAGGACTTTTTCGAGTTGGCGTCGGGTGCGTGCGTCGACCTTCTTCCCCGTGGGGGAGACGGTGGGGAGTTCGTCGGAGGCAGAGGGGGATTCCCACCCCATAATTTCATTTGGAGAAATGTGAAGAGCTTTTGCAAGAGAAGATATGGCGCCTCGTCTCATGTTTTCTATTTCACCACTTTCCCAACGGGATATAGTAGCTTCGCTCACACCAACTTTATCTGCGACTTCCTTCATTGTCATTCCAAGCTCTAAACGCTTCTCTCTAATTATGTCTTTTACACTCATGTGACACCACCTCACTACTATTATAGTTATCATCTTGCATATTTGCAATATGGTTTTAGAAAAAGACAATAAAACTTGCGAAAACGTATTGCATGATTTTGTAAATGATGATATACTACTTACGGAAACGCAAGAACATGAGAAGGGAGGGGAAAGATGTTTGACAAGACGTTGTTTCTGTATCATGTCGCTCGTAAGAACATGACGTTAGGGGCTATATCTACAATGCTTGATATAAACCCTGCAACTCTTACCCGCAAAATGAGCGGGGAAAGCGACTTTACGCGTGACGAGGTTCAAAGAATCAGGAAGTTCCTTGACCTCTCTGTTATGGATGCGGATAAGATTTTTTTTGCCGAAGAACTTGCATAAACGTAAGTCGTAAAACAAAAAAGACGCCCCCAACGGAGGCGTCGCGTACCAGTGTGAAGGAGGTGATGCACTAATGGATATGCTCGGAGCGGCGTGCGTGATTCTGCTTATAGGGATGATTTATTTTTTGCTCAAATTCATCGTTACATCCAACGCGCTTTCAGCGTATATGTTCTGGGTGGAGAGCAAAGGAATTAAGCATCCGTCGCAGCAAGAGTTTGATGTGTGCCGTAAAGAGGTCATTCGTCAGAGATTCAAACGAGCTTGAATGATGGCGCTAATGACGGACGAAGCGATTTTTTGAACTGCGGGGATGGATTGTGCCTGAAGTTCGGTTGCTATGGCTTTTGTTTTTTCAAACACAGATTTATTGCGAATGTCACTCAAAAAATCATGCCCTTCCGGTGTGAGATCGCGGACAGTGCAATACATACCATTTGGTTCGTGTTCCGACTCAATCAGCCCGGCATGAAAACAGTACCGTAAATGATACATGATTTCGTTACTGCTATATGGGCGAAGAAATTCTTCTTGGTATGACTGTAGCTCGGGGCAGTGTTCACTATAATCTCCAAGAACCTTCATGGAGTCAACATCGACGAATATGACGGAGTTGTAGTAATCGGCATTTTCCTCGATGCACAACAAGATGTCGCGGAGGCAGTCTAGGTTTAGGCGCATGACAAACTCCTTTCATGGTTATTCTACCACGGGGAGAGGAGGGCAACAATAGCCGAAACGGGCGCAAGCCCGTCCGCAGGGAATGACCGCCCTGCGCTGATGATGGCAGGTCACGTCCCGCCGATATGAGGCGAATCATGGTAGGTTGCAGCGATGGCGGGACGTTTCCTCATAGATAGGAGGTGAGGTTATGGGAAAGACAGCGGCGGATGCGGCGACACTTGATATTGTGAAGGTGCTCACGGATGCCGTCGAACGGATTGCCGCTGAAAAGGTACGGACGCAGACCTCGGAGGTGACACGGCAAATTGTTGAAAATCTGCCTGCGCTGGTCTATCTGCCACCGCCGCCGGCGGACGTTCCGCTCGAACGCCTGTTGAGTGTGAAGGAGGTGGCGAAGATTCTGGGATGCTCGCCCGTAACGGTCGGAAAACGATTCGAGAGTGGCGAACTTCCTTTTGTCTTGGAACGCGGTTCGGACATTCGTAAAGTCCCATATTCGTGGGTGGTGGAGTACATTCACTCACTTCCACGCTACACGGGCAAGTTGAAAGAGAAGAAGGAGGTCAAGGGTCATGCGTGAGTTCTTGAAGGCGGCTCTCGTTGGCGG